CTAACATACATGACTGATAATATTGTCTTTTGTTGTGTATCCTGTAATGATAAAAAAAGAGATAGTAATCCAAGTGACTGGTTAAATTATTTAAGAGTGGGACTGGAGTTTAAACGTGATTAGAATATTAATTGTATTATTGTTGTTGAGTGGATGTGCTAAAGACTACGACCTAAACCCATGGACAACAGTTCTAAAACATACATTGAAAGGAAACTATGATAAAACTAAATAAAAAATTTTACTACCCGACTTCGACTCGGAAAATTATAGATGGTAAAAGACATTACCTGGTGGGTGACGAAAAGTTACCAAGTGTTACAAGTATATTAAAAGCTTGTGAGAGTGAAGAGAAGAAAGCTTCATTGGATGCGTGGAGACAAAGAGTGGGAGAGGATGAAGCCACAAGGATCACGGACAATGCTGCATCGAGAGGGACTCTTATGCATACGATTCTTGAGGGACATATCTTAAATAGACCGGTTATAGATCTAACACCTGAAGGACAACTAGCTACGAAGATGGCAAGACAAATCGTGGACCAGGGATTAACCGATAAGTTAGAAGAACTATGGGCAGCTGAATGTGTTTTATTTTATCCTGACATGTATGCAGGGGCCAGTGATGGAGTTGGAATCTACGAAGGCAAGGAGGCCATAATAGATTTTAAACAAACCAATAAACCAAAAAGAAAAGAATGGATTGAAGATTATTTTTTACAACTAGCAGGATATGCTATTGCCCATAACCAAATCTATCAAACTAATATCCAGTTTGGAATCATTCTAATGTGTAGTAAAGACTTATATTACCAAGAATTTCGCGTAGAAGGTGAAGAATTCAAACATTATGCGAACGAATGGTGGAAGAAAGTAGATCAATATTATAAGCAGAAAAAAGAAATAGTTGACACTGTGGATAAATAATGTAGGATATTATATGAAAGGAATAAATATGAAAAAATATAGTTACACGGCAACAAGAAGTTTTACTCAATCTTATATGATTACAGTAGAAGCTGAAAATAATGTAGAGGCTGCAAGTAAAGTGCATGCTCTAAAATATAACTACAACAATGAGTGGTCAGAAATGGGTAAATTAGAAGCTGACGATAAATTGAATGATATCGAAAGATGTGCAGTTGAAAATCCTGCAGATAATTATTGCGAGGACTGTGAAGGCAAAGGATACTTTACTGATGTTGTAAGCAGTGGGTTAAGTGATCCAAAAGATCCTTATCATAAGCCACATATTGAGAGATGTGATACTTGTATGACATTTGAAGACGATGTAAAAGCAAAGGAGTACCATGAAAAAGTTAAGTGAGTTGGTAAAAGAAGTAAACAGAGATAATGCTCCACCAGATGGTTGGAAAAAAGAAGACATTTTAAAAGGCTCTGTTATATGCAAAGCTAAAAAATGTGATAACTATCTATATAAAAATGAGAGCAGCAGCTTACCTGGATATTGTTGGGAGTGTGGCTAAAATACAACAATAGTGTGGCATAAATGCAACAGTAATTGGGCCTCCCTTATTCAGAGAGGCCTTTGTTTATTAATATTTCATATAATACCTCCAATCTATAACCAATGACGGCTCACGCTTAATTTGAAAGCTATTTAAGTATTGGTTCATATTTAATTAATGCCCGCAGTTTTTTATTTTTAAACCTGCCTATAGACTTTTTTTGCCAGAAAAGTTTTTTTGTTTTTTAATTTACGAATCGTGGTTACAATGGTTACAATGGGTTTTAAAAGACTATTATTCGCTAATACCAACAGTTCTAGACGATATTTTTGTAACAAATCTTGGTTACAATGTGGTTACAGTGGTTACAATGCAGTAAAATCAACACTTTTAGCATCCCCGTACGCGCGCATATGAATTGAGTTTTGAAAAAAAGTTGCCTAGAGAAAAAACCTATAGGTGATATACAGAGGTATGAAAAGAAAAAAGTCAAAATATAAACATGTAGTAATAGGTAAAAAGAAATATTATTTTTATTCTATCAGTTGGATTGATCCGTGCGGAGATTCGGGCCATGCTGAAGCTGCCGATGTGAAAGATTTGAAGCCTGCCAAAATGATAACTCAAGCATACATATTTGATAAAGATAATAAAAATGTTTGGACGTTTGCTTCTTATGATACTGAGTCTGCAGTATTTTCTGATCGTAATGTATTTCCTAAATGTATTGTAACTAAGATGGAAAAAATTAATCTTTAACTTCTTCTACTACTTCTGCGTCAGCTTCTATAATTGGTTTGTAAGTTTTTAAAGCTTTCTCTAAAAGTTTATCTAACTCTGATTCTTCCATGTTATCCATGTCTTTGTGCAGGTGTAAGTGGTTGTTGTTTTGATACCCTGCAGCTTTACCTCTAGCTACTTCTGCATTGATAGCAGCACTCCAGGCTTTTGATTCTCTTGCTTCATCTCGTAATTGTCCTAACTCACTGTAATGAGATTCTTTGGTGACATCATATTTTTTTAATTTTTCTGATTTTAACCTGCCTATGTACTGACTAACTAAAGGGTAGAGAGAAGGGTTTTGAAGCTTACTAGCAGAGACATAGGCAGAATTGGGATCATAACCTGCTTCAATGGCACATTCAGTAGCTGTCTTCCTACCTTCATTGGCCACGACTAAATTAGCAAATTTGATTTGTTTTTCTGTAAGTCTTTTTGGTAAACCCATGACTTGCATTATAGGATATATTTGGTATATGTTCAAGCATGGTATCAGGAAAGCTATTAAGACAGGTCTTAGATAAGTTTATGAAATCACCGGTGGCCCAGGAGGCCAGAGTCCAGGTGTGTTTACCTGACGGTAAATATTATGACATCCAAGATATTAAATTAATGGAAAACAAAATACTTGGCGTGCGTGAGACTCATAGATTGGTCATGACATTGTATACTTCTAACTGGAATATGGGTGAAGTTATTAAAAAAATTGATTAGCCAGAGAACAACTCACTTAGCCTAAAAAATGATTAAGGGAGAGACTAAATTTTGGCATGAAATTAAAGCGTTCAATATTAAAAATAATTGCAAATTATCATTTACACGCTTGGAAAATAGTGCTGCACACGGGACTCCTGATCTATTGGGGTATAATAATTCTGGTCACTTTTTCACTGTAGAACTTAAGTTAAGTTTGGCTAAAAAAATTCGATTCTCTCCGCACCAAATTGGCTTTCATTTAACTCATCCAAACAATAGTTTCATCATGCTAAAGACCCTCGGTCCTTTAGCCATAAAACTTTATGAGGGAAGGTATATAGAAGAATTAATTAAGGGGAAGGCTGATCCATGTGCCACGGATATGGAGTCAAGCTTTAAATTTCTACAAAACATTTAGCGTCCTACATATTATAGGACAAATGTCAATGGACAAAGTGTCGCGGCCCAAGAGAAGAGCTTGTGGGCGGGACCCACCCAGGCCTGTGGCCTGTGGCTTGCGGTTCATGGTGCGTGCTTGCGGGCGGGACCCACCCTTTTTTTATTTATGCTTGAGGGCTGGTGGAATACAACCAGCCCCCTTCCTTACCCTTGACTAGCCGCCACTGTTTCAGACGGACATTGCAATGGGTTTCTAGGAATTTGTTTCTAATGTTGACCATAAGAAATATTTTTAATTTTTGGGTTCCAGCATCTTCTACAATCTAAACATTGCCCGCCTTGCTCAGGTGCTGGACATGTTGCTTTAGTAGTCACCACTGTGGATGTATTGGGCCAGCTGCTAATTGGTCCCTGATCCACCATCGGTGATGATAATCTAATCGTTAAATTATCAGGCTTATGTTTTAAATATTTTTTTACCCATGCTTCTTTAGTTGGCATCCAATGCATTCTTGAAGGCGTTAACCTACAAACGGCAAAAATTTTTTGAAGGTGTTCAAGGTCCTGAACATCCCCTGAGTCATGCCATCTAAAGACATCGGGCTTTTTAGAATTAATCAACAAGGCCATGGCCTCGACCCATCTAGGGTTTTTAATAGCGGCTAGCCTTCGATATTGTGCATCTTGTACAACTTTAAAAACATAACAACCCTTTAAAGCATAACAATCGTTACAAACTGAGCCCTTCTTATTCTGAAGCTTGCCGCCCGTGTTGCACTCTTTAGCGGGTATACCAATTGACCAGCCTGGCATCTTGCCAGGTTTGCTAAGGCCGCCTACTAATATCCAGGCTTCACTCGGTTTCATATTCTAACCAGCCGTTAGCTTCATTAACACCCATCATGAAAAATTTTTTTTCTTCTTCATTTGTAAAAGTATACGTTTTTTTAGTGTACCCTTCTTCAGGTTTGTCTATTCCTTTAACGGCTTCAGTGCCCCAGATAATAGTTATTTTAATTTCTTTCATGAGTCTAATATAGGTTATTATAGGATATTGTCAACAGTTAAAATTTTTATTTTCAGAGAAGAGCGTGTGGGCGGGACCCACCCATGACTTGTTGCTTGTGGTTAGTGCTTGTGGGCGGGACCCACCCTTATTTTTTTTTTTTAGAGAGATCAGTGACTGAGTAGCGGAAATAAATTTCAACGCGTCACCCACTGATCCCAGGTCTATTGATCCCCCACGCTAGCTGTGGGCCCTGACTTTAACAGGTGTCAATAGACCAGGGATCAGTGATCAGTGGTGTGAACCGCGTCTGGCGCAACCGAATGTCTTTCGACAAACATTGCTTTGAACCCTATACACACTTTGTTGCCTGGGTAACACTGATCCCAGGTCACACTAAAACCGAAAAGTTACGAGAGGTAAACAACCCAATCTCTTCTCAATTTCGGACATCATTGAAGATTAGTCAAATCTCTAATGTGACCAGGGATCAGGCGTAGAGCAAATTAATAACCGGTGTTTCTCTACGCTTTAATCCTACTTGCTTTTGTAGGTGCAAGTCCCCAGAATATTTATAGTTTTGTTTCAGCGATAAATATTCAAATGTGGCTGAAACTAAGTTATAACAGAATATCCTATAATAACAAGGACAATATTGTCGCACCCTAGAGAAGAGCATGTGGGCGGGTCCCACCCATATAAAAAAATAAAAATTTTTTTCTTTTTAGGACTTGACAGAATATCCTATATAAACTACAAACAAATCATAACTAACAAATGAAAGGAATACAGTTATGAAACCAATACGAAGCAATGAACTTGAATTCTTTAAGGAATTAGTAAAGGACAAGTTTCATGATAAAGAAGAAGCTGTAAGATCAGAAATCCATATGGAAGCTGATAAACTTGCAGAAAAAAGAAAAGCGTCTTTTCCGAAAGAGTGCGGAGTAGACAAATCTCTTAATCAACTTAAAAAAGTCAATGCAGAATATCTTGACTTTATAAGAACTAAATCTGTTGTTGAACAACGATTAAGAGATAAAGTAAATGCTGTTGCAGAAATGGTCAGTAGCCGTTTAAGTAGATTATCAAAAACTAGAAATTGGAGTGAAAGTTTTGATAATTTTAATGTCAAAGAGGACGGTGTTGAATACTTTACAAATAAACTTGATGACATGTGTTTTCAGGAAGCAGAAAAACATATTAAAAAAGGTCATAAGATTTATAATTCTCTAAAAGAAAAAAGAGATAATTGTAAAGTTATTATCCACACTGGAAGCGATATCAACTCTACTGTTAAGACACTGCAAAAAGAAATGGCAAGTGCAGATATAAGACTTGCAATTCCTGAACAGCTATTACAGATTGCGGTAAAATAATATGGAAGTAGTCGCAAGATTAAGCATGATACTAGTAGGATTTATTATTGTCATGTTAGGTTTTATTACTTTCATTCATTCAGCAGATCATAGAATACTCGGTCTGTTAATTTGTTTTGCAGGTGTTGTTTCAATGTTTGCAGGATTACCAAGTGTTGAAGAAAATAACTCAAGACTTGATGAAAGTTTTAAGAAAGCTAAAAAACAAATGGAGTTTAAATTTGATAAGTAAATAAAAAAACTGTGGCGTGTAGAGATACACGCCACACTAGAAAATTATAGATAAGAGCATGTGGGCGGGACCCACCCGGGGGGGGAAAAAAGATTGACCCATTATGAACACATAGTTACTGGACATTATAGGATCAATGTGCATAATGGATTTACTAACTTAACGAAAGGAATACAATGTTAGAAGTACACTACAACGCGATGAACAAGTACAACACGATGACTTTCACTACAGATGAAAGAAAACAAGCGGACACTCTAGGTTGGTTGATGATGGCAATCGGAGTAAATGAAATCACAGAAAAAACTATTGATGAAATGATTTTCAGAACTAGGTTTTTAGATTTCGTTTGGGGTAAACCTTACTTTAACCAAGATCCAAGTGACGCCGCTCTTCGACAACTATTCAAAAATCATTTGGGTTTAAGAATAGTAATCACGAACCGAGGTATGAATAGCATAAGCACACGACATAAGTTTATGGTTCACCAATTAAGAAATGTAGAAAGGAATATTTTGAATAAAATAAATAAATAGGTTTCGTTAAGAAATAGGCCATGCAGTTTTTGCATGGCCTATCCTACATTATCCTATGCACAAACTGCATAGCTCATAGAGAAGAGCATGTGGGCGGGACCCACCCGGGCGCGCTTCGCGCGCTTTAAAAGGGGACCCTAAAGGAACTATATTGAAGTTTCACGTGAAACATTTTTGTCGATACCCCCTTTGTTTGATAGGGGTCCCAGACCTACCCTATATAGTTTGATTTACTCAGTCATTGCGGTATAATACTTTCTACCCACATTGAAATATATGCTAACGATACAAGATATTAATAAAATTCAAGATCCGATCGAAAGAAGAAAGCTTAAGATTCAGATCATACAGCGAGAGCAAAGAAAAGAACTTAAACAAGTTCGTAGTAAATTTTTACCTTTTGTAAAAAAGATGTGGCCAGATTTTATAGAGGGGTCCCATCATGATACCATAGCAGAAAAATTTAATAAACTTGCAACAGGAGAATTGACCCGTCTGATTATAAACATGCCACCTAGGCATACTAAATCTGAATTTGCATCGTTCTTTCTTCCTGCATGGATGATAGGTCAAAATCCAAAATTAAAAATAATTCAAGCAACTCACACAGCGGAGCTTGCTGTAAACTTTGGTCGTAAAACAAAACACTTAATTGATTCTCCTGAGTATCAACAAATTTTTAAAACAAGACTCCAGGAAGATAGTAAAGCTGCAGGACGTTGGAATACATCGGATGGTGGTGAATACTTTGCAGTCGGTGTCCAAGGTGCGGTAACCGG